TTTATCGCCAGTCTCTTGATACAACTTTTTTGATTCAATCATTTTCTTTTTGTAGATAACTCGTTCTTTGTATAACTTATTCATTAGTTTAGGAAGAAAACCTTGTTTATTATTATCAAACATAGCACCATTAGGTGTCATAGTAGAACCTTGTAAATTAGATAAATCAGATTCTTGATTTAACATTTTTTCTACACTCACAGAGTTAGGTTCAAATCCAACCATTGTCTCAGGCGAAATATTATACTGCATAATTAGATGTGGATACAAACTGTTTAAATCGAAACTACAAATCCAATCATGAAAACCTACAACAGGATCTTTTACATATGCACCTTCATAACCACCAGAGTATTGATTCTCATTTACAGCAGGGCAAACAAGTTTATTCTCTTTGAGATAATTAAATATAATAGTATCCCACATACGAACTTGACCGAACACATCTTGATAATTTACTTTGCCTTCATAAGCCATAGTCAAATGCAAAGCAATCAACTGCATTTTATCTTCTAACTTATCAACTAGTTCAACGTCTTGTATATTATACTCTACAAATAATTGATAATCGTTTTGATAGAACTCTTTAAATGTATCGTATGGATTTTCAGTTTTATTTTCGCCTAGTTCTACTTGACCAATATAATCTAACTTATAACTTTCTTGTCTAACGAATGTATGTTTACGATATAGATCAAGATAATCTAAAACAGATACACCTAATATATCATAATACTTTTGCTCTTTATTGAAACCTTTAGCAGTTATTCTTGCACTATTAGAACTTACCATACCCCATGGACTAAACTGATTTAAATATTCATCACCCATAAGATATCTAAAACGATTCATGAGATAAGGAATATCAAAGAACTTTACATTCCAACCTGTTACGATATCTGGATTGTAACTAGTCCAGAACTTTGTAAACTTTTGTACTAAATCTATTTCAGTAGAACACTTAATATATTTTACATCATCACGATCATTTACAAAATTACCACAACCAAAAACAAGAATACTTTTTCTTGCATGATCTTTTACAGTAATACAAATTAAAGGTTCTTCTGCTCGATCAACATCAGGAAAACCATTTTCACTTTCACACTCAATATCAATTGTAATCAATCTTATTTGTTTTAAATCCCAATTAATTTTACCTGGGAACTCATCTGCGATATATGGATATTGATGTCTTGTATTACCAAAGTATTCAAAATTAGAAACATCTTTATACTCATCAATCCACTTTTTAGATTCATATATACTTTCAAAAGTAACCTTACCGACATTTCTACCATCTAGTGTTTTATATCCTGTCTCTTTTTGAGAAGGAACAAATAAAGATGGTTTGTAATTTACTTTGAATTTTTTGCGGCTGCCGTCATGGTTTATACCACGAACTAATAACTTGCCTTTGAACGGCAGCACACTTGTATAAAATTTCACTAAATTTGTGTATTGTTAAAATGTTTGTTTAATGCAGATAATTTATCTTCAGCTGAAGCTATATTTTCCATCAGTTTATCCATTTCTTCTAACTGTTGTGGATGTTCACCGATGCCCACAGAGTTGTCAAAGTAAATTAATAAAGTAGCATATGCGGCTGCTATATCTGCTTCATATTTTTTAGTTAATGCTTTGAATAAAGCGTTTTCTGTTTGATGATTTTTTGCCATTGTTCACTCCTAACATAATTATTATAACACATAAAAATAAGTTTGTAAAGCGTTTAGTCCAAACTATATTTTGTAGTGACCACATATTTTCTATCTGGATTTATTATTACGTTTACTCTACTCATAAATTCTCGATCAAATAAAATTGGTGTTCTATTTTCTCGATCATCTAAAGTAAATTCTGTTTCATAGATACTGCCTAAAAATTCTACATTTAGTTTTATAACATATCTAGTTTCTTCGTAATCTCTTAAACCGCCTACTGATATTTCTTCGGTTCTTATAATATCAGATGTAATTGTTTTGTCAAGCAAAGACCATGTAATCTTTTTACCTTTTACATCTATTTTGTCAGCATGAATAACTGACATACCTGAATTACCTGTATCAAACTTAGCGATGATTTCACCAAATGGTTTGATAGATACAATCTCTTTATAACCACACTCGCCAGGTACTTTAACCCAATTCTTTTTGTCAGCAAAAAACTCTAATATCTCTTTACTAATATTTCGACCAGTTGCTTCTTCCATACCCTCTGTGCCAGGTGATGAGTTTACTTCAATAATAAATGGTGGTTCTTTTGTTCTATTTTTACTAGGTATGAAATCAACAGCAGTCCATAAACCGTTTACTGCTTTTGCAGCCTTTAAACTTTCTTCGATTTCTAATTCTGTTAGTTCTAGTTTCTGTGGTTTAGAACCTTGCGATACGTTTGATCTAAAATCGCCTTCGATTACAGGCCGTTTCATTGTAGATAAAACTTTACCACCCAACACTAAAACTCTAGCGTCATAATCTGTCTTAATATATTCTTGTAAAAGTAAATCAGCATCCTGATCTTGTTTGTGTATTAATTGAACAATACTATCTAATGCTTTTGCTGATTCTACAAATAAAACACCTACACCCTTTGAGCCTCTAAGCGTTTTAAGTATAATAGGATATTGTGAGTTTAAATTTTCAAATGCCTGTTCTGAATTTTCAGGATCATTAATTAGATGTGTTATAGGTTGTTTGACACCATAGTCAGCAAGTCTTAGTGATGTTCTATACTTGTCAGCACAAACACTAATCGTTTCTCTACTATTGACAACACAGACACTATGTTTTTCTAATAGTGATACTATATCCATCCAACTATCTTTTCTGGTTACAGAACCACGAATAATTGATACCGTATCTGTACCTGATACTTCAAAACCTTTTTCATCATCTTTATTATGAAGTCTTAAAATACCATCTTCACTAGTAGTATAACCACCTGTTAATTTATACAGATAATATTTCCAACCTAACTTTTCTGCTTCTTCTCTTAGTCTATCAGCAGTATGAAATGTTTTTGCCTTTTCAGGCTCATCTGTAATTACAAGTAGTTTATATTTACCATTCTCTGGTGCTTCAGAAATAAATTCTCTAAACTTCGGTGCCTTCATCTTCGACTTTTTTACCTATGTTATATTTTGCCTGTAAGTCCCATTCACCTTTTTCTTTAAATGATAAAACTTTGATTTGCGATAATGGTGCTTTCTTTTCTGCAATCGTTGTATTAATAACTGCAATCAAACCCCAATCACTTAGCAATTGTGCTATTGTGTTTCTTCTTTCAATATCATTATCTGTCAAGTTTGCTTCTTTGCCATCTAGAGCAAACAGCTCTTTAAAATGCACAATGAAATATCTACCTTGTTTGTGTAGAATATGACATGATTGAAATAATTTTTTATCTTTTCTAGAGGCAACACCAATTCTAGTTAGTGTCTCACGAACCTTTAAAAAATCGTCTGGTTCTTTTAATTGAACTTCCAACATATTTTCTGGATGCCAATTATTATCTAATTCGTTCATTTTGTCCCACCTTTATATAATTTTTCCTTGATAAGTTTTATCTCATCTTTGGAGAGTATATCAAGAGCGGACTTTGCTTTATCATTACTATATCCATAATACTCTTTTACACACTCAATTTCTTTTAGTTTATTCGCCCTCAAAAACGGACTATACCGCTTCTTTGTTCTAATACTATTTAGTAGAAATTGAAATTGCATATCTTTATCTAAGAAATGGTTTCTATTCATTTCATTGACAAACATTATGGTGTCTGAAAAAGCAGACAATACTTTGTTTACGATAAATGCAGGATACTTTTTTCGCCACAACTCATCTTCAGATTTCATCAAATCTTTTTTAGTGAAGTTGATAGCGTTTAGATATTCTTTTAGTTCGTAACTCATTTGAATTTAACCTGGGACATAAGTTCAGTTAGACAAGCCACCAAGTTAATTTCTTGATCTGCAACGAAGGCAGATTTATACTGATAGTCAGCAATAATTAAAACAGCATGAGGTATAGTTTCTGGTTGTAAGTTATCATACATACTGTCATAAATTTTACGAAAGATTTTAACTGGATCATTATCAAGATTATTGACAACCCATTTTCTCATATCACTAAACTCTTTACCTTTGAGATGTGATACTAAACTTTTTAGATTTTCATCAGATACATTTACAAGAATACCAGCGTCAATAGTGCCACTTACAGAATATCTTTGTAACTCATTTATTAGTTTTCTAAAATCAGGAAAATGTTTCTTAATTAATTCTGCAAGAACCTTATCTTCATAATCTACGTTTTGTTCTTTGAGTATGAATGTTGATCGCTCAAATAATTTACTTGCAAGTTTAGGTTTATCTTTAGGATTAATTCTAAATTCTATATTAGAGAATCTACTATGTAAAGGTTCTATGATTCTATTCTTAAAATTACAAGTTAGAATAAATCTACAATTCTTATGAAACTCCTCGATGAAGCCCCTCAATGCAGGTTGTGTAGATTGTGGATTTAGATAATCTGCCTCGTCTAAGATTACAACTTTTTTACCACCTGATAGTGATACAGTAGAAGCAAAGTTTTTAATCTTATTTCTTAATACATCAATACCACCTTCTTCAGAACCATTTATCATGATCCAATCACAGTTTAATTCTTCACATAATGCTTTTGCAACTGTGGTCTTACCAATGCCTGGTGTGCCTGAAAATAATAGATTAGATAGTTCGCCCTTCTTGATAAAGGACTTGAATAGTGTTTTTAGTGATGTTGGTAATATACAATCATCAATAGTCTTAGGTCTATATTCTTCGACCCATAAAAAGTCTGTGTTCATATTTCACTCCGTTCATTATATAATTTAAATTACTTATTGATTGTGCTGTCTGGCTCAAGAGCAATCCAGTATTCAATAGGTAGTTTCTTGTTTTTGAAATGAGATATGGACTTTGATGATACTGAAACATCATAATCACCAGATATCATTTTTAAATTTTCTACTTTAAAATAGAAAGTATAATCTGCTGTAGCACCTTCGCCTACAACGATATCAAAGTTATTAGATGTATCATTCTTTTTATCACATACTTTTAATACTACATCACCACCTTTTGTTCCTACTAATGCAAGATCAGGTGTTTTTAAAATCGCAGCCATCTTTTTTAATTCTGTAAGATGTGATTCTGATAAACTAAAAGTAACTTCTGCTTCTGGCATATTTACTTCTTTAGTTGGTGATACTAGAACTGACGGATCAGAATAAAAGTATTTTGCTTTCGACTTACTGCCTTCAGCAGATATAGTCATAAACTTATCTTGTAAAGATAGTTCTGGTTTATTTGTGCTTGATACTACTGCAAGAAACTCATTGAGATCATAGATACCAAACTCTGTATCAAATGATTCATCTATACTTGCCTTAGCAAATATATTTCTCATAGTAGATATTGTATTCAATTCTTTTCCTGGTTTGATTAATATATTCGTATTAATCTCAGAAAAGTTTTTTAGAATGTTTTGTGTGTTTTGATTTAGTTTCATAATATAAATTTCACCTTCATTAATTGTTTAAGTTATAATAACATAATTAAAGGGACCTGTCAAGCAGGTCCCCTTAAAATAATTA